CGGCTTGCGCCCATGCAATGCAGTTGGCTTCCGTTACGCTATCGTAAGCAATGAAACCATCCGCATCCGCATCTGGTGTGTGGCTAGTTGTGCCATAGCTAGACGCAGAGTAATCACCGTCTACGCCTGTGCAACGCCAGTGGATTACAGTAATGCCACCGTCTGCCAAGTTACGTTCTGTCATTGGTACTGACCATGTGTATTGGATTGCCATAATGTTTCTCCTATATTGCAGCAATGATGAACGCTAGTAATTCGCTGTAGCGAACACCCATGCGTGATCTTTCTTCGCCAGTTTCTTCGTCAGTCCACGTTGAGTGAATGAACATAGCGTAGTCACCAGCGTCTAATCCTTCAGCCTCAAATGCAGCTTGTAGGTCTTGTGCAATGATACCAAAGTGCGTTCTGGCTTCATCGCCTTTTTCTTCTACAGCATCACGCCAACGGAACTTGCGCAGTAAGCCTTTGGCAGCCACAGCCACACGTTGCTCTGCATCTGTTAGCTCCGCAATGTCTTGCTTTTCGTTTTGGTCAGATGTGTTGATTGTGCCGTTGGTGGCGTAGATGTCATCCCAACGAATAGAAGAGACACCCAAATCCTTGGAGTTATCAGCGAAACTACCAGTAGCAGTTGAAGGGTAAATGCCATTAGCATAGAAGCCAATTCCGCATTCCTGAGGTGATGCACCAGCGATGTAAAGGTATCTAACAGAATTCGTAAAGTAACTCCCAATACTCCCCACAGTGCTGTTGTCTTTGCGGAATATTGCAATGTCGCCATCTGATGTTAGGCGGTTCAAAAGAAGGGCTGCATTTTCATCAGCAGTATGGGTGCTAAATCCAGAAGCTCTAAAAGATGAACCTACTGTTGTTGTGTAATCACCTGTGGCAGTTTGGTTCACCAGCAAGTTACCGCTGCTGTCGATGCGCATGCGTTCTGTGCCAGTATAATTGGTAAATATTGTGCTACCATAACCATGAACCTCTAGGCCGTTGGCACCAGAATTGTATTTTATGTAATGGGAACTGCTATCTGTTGTCGAACCAAAATGAACTTTTGCACCCCCAGTTACTCCAACATTACCGCTGCTGTCGATGCGCATGCGTTCTGAGGCGTTGGTTTGAAATAGCATGTAATCCGCAGAATGGACATACCCTATTTGACCTACATCCGCATCATCAATGTCGCCAAAGTTTATGTAATCATTATTTCCCGCGTTGGTTAGAAACTGAAGAGTAGGATTTCCAAATTGTGAATTTGAAGCGGCATCTAGTCTAAGCGTTGCATTAGCCGCATTAATATCTAGGTCTTCAGCTGGCGAACTCGTCCCAATGCCAACCCGACCGCTGCTGTCGATGCGCATGCGTTCTGTGCCGCTTATTTTGAACAGCATAGGGAGGTTTGACTCACTGTCCAGTATTAGGTTTGTTCCCCAATTCTTATAAGCGTCAGCATATACAGAAGAAGATGCAGCAGCAATGTTACCAGAAACATGTAGTTGCACGTTTGAATTGATGCTTGTTACCCCAATGCCAACTTTACCGCTGCCGTCGATGCGCATGCGTTCTCCAGCATTAGCATAAAAACGCATAGAGTTATCTGCGTTAGAATACCAAATTGCCCCGTTATCTAAATCGTCTACATCGCCAAGTCCTAAGGCAGTAATCGAACCAGCCGCTGAAGTGAAGTTCACTACACAATTTGATGAATTGTCCAATACTTGAAGTTCACCATTCGGTGTGGTTGTCCCAATGCCCAAACTCTCAGCACTCGCATCCCAGAAGAACTTTGGCGTGGTGCCTGTGTCCTCGTAGAAGCTGATGTCGCCGTTGTAAGAGATGAGCATCTTATTTGTAGACCCATCATAACCCCTAAATAAGAAGGAACCATCTGTAGTTGCGCCAGACTGACCATCAAAATACAGCGTACCACTAAGCTGGCGTATAAAAGATTGCTGATTTGTAGTCCCAGTATCTGCAATAGTTATAACAGGGTTATTCTTTTGTAATGTAATATCACCATCCACAGTCAGCCCATCGCTGGTCAAAGTACCCGTGATGTTCAGATCGCCTGTTAGAGTGCCGCCAGAAAACGGCAGATATGTCGTGGATACAGCGTCTAGTGTAGCACCATCAGCGGCAACGTCACGCCCATCTACAGTGCCAGTGACGGTGATAGAACCAAAGGTTGGGCTATCGTTAGGTTGAACTGACGTATCAGCCAGGGTGCCCTGGGCAGCTGTAGCATAATCTGTGGAAGCTGTAGTTGCCGCAGTTCCTAGACCTAGGTTTGTTCTTGCAGTTGTTACGTTAGCAACGTCAGACAAGTTGTTAGCCGCAATAAGTGCACCAGACAGTGATGCATAAGCTGCCACCCAGATAGACCCATCGTACACCTTCATGGTGTCTGTGGTCGTATCGAAGTACAGAGCACCAGCAACTAAAGCATCACCGTCGTTATCAACAGTAGGATCTGATGCCTTCTGACCTAAGTATCTATCGTCGAAGTTGTCTAGAGCCTCCAGAGCAGCGTCCTTAGCAGCCGTAGCAGTAGATGCACTGGTAGCAGCCGAGGTTGCACTTGAAGCAGCCTGAGTGGCACTAGAAGCAGCGTCTGCCGCACTTGAGATTGCTTGGGTAGAAGCGGTGTTAGCACCTAAGACATCACTGATGTTATCAGCTACGGTATTAATCTTTAGGACGTTGTTACTGACAGTCTCCACGTCACTGATGTTGTCAGCCACGGTTTGGACGTAAGACACATTAGATGAGACGGTAGCCACGTCAGTGTTTGTCGCAGCGGCCTGTGCTGTAGATGCACTTGTAGCAGCCTGGGATGCACTGGTTGCTGCATTAGCTTCACTTGTTGCTGCATTAGATGCTGACGTACTTGCACTAGTCGCTGAGGATGCTGCCGCAGTAGCGGATCCACTTGCATCTAGGGCACTGTCAGCTGAACTAGAGGCGCTTGAGGTTGCACTAGCTGCCGAGGTGGATGCTGAGGTTGCACTGGCAGCAGCATTGGATGCGCTTGTGGCAGCTTGAGTGGCACTGGTGCTCGATGAGGTGGCTGAGTTGGCACTGTCAGTTGCTGAGGACGCAGCTGCGGCTACAGACCCACTGATGCTCGATGCACTGTTAGAGGCATCTGTTGCACTGGCGGCTGCGTTAGTTGCGCTAGTGGCAGCATTTGCCTCACTGGTTGCGGCGTTTGTTGCTGCGGTCTCAGCTGCCGTCTTCGAGCTTGTGATGGAGTCAACGTCAGTTGGATTAGTACCAGTGCCGCTATAGAAACTTGAATTTGCCATATTCTAATGCCTTACTCTTCGAGAATGCTTGATGGACGAATACTTTGGAGAGACCCTGCTTGCTCTGCCTCATTAGCCATCTCTTGGATTTCAGTGATGAAGACACCAGCCTTCTGTTCGAACAGTGGCCCACGCTCGTCTAGGAAGTAATCAGCCGCATAAGACAGGGCAGTGTATGTTACTAGGTCCGAAGCAATGTTCGTCAGGGAGTTGCTTGAGGTGTCTGTGGTCAGATCAGTGAACTGACTGTAGTAATCTATCGATACCGTTAGGTTGGCAGGGTAAGGATACAAGAGTATCAACTCGCCCTGACGACAGAAGTGCTTGGGTGTCCCAGCCTCACCAATTGCCTGGAACTGCTTCATCTCCCGCAGTGACACGCGCGACAGGGCGTATTCACTGTTGTATATACTCATGATCTCAATGAGGTCGTTGGGTACAACGATGTTTGTGACCTGAGACGTGATCGCGTAGTTCTGCGTTTTCTCCATGCTCGGGATCCGCAGTGTACGCTGGATGCGTGTGATGGCCTGGTCAATAAAGGTGTCAGCCAGGGCGTCATCACAGTCCGTGCGATTAAGTAGGGCCTTAAAGTGCGCCCTGATTTGACCTTTGTTCATTTCTTATGACCTTCTCATGATCGCCATATTGTCGATTAAGTTGGGATACGGACGACCAGCCTTCTTAGCCTTTGCTCTGGCTTTGGCTTTCTGAGCGTCTGTCATCTTCTTGCGTTTTGCTTTGGGCTTAGGGTTAGCTTGGTTCCAAGGTGTCTTAGACATGTTACTTGGATCCCTTTTTGCACTCACCAGCTAAACGGCATGTGCCTGGTGTCTTGCACCCTGGGCAGGGACTAAATTTACCTTTGTCGCTGTACATAAGTCAGATCCTTTTCTCAGTTGCCATGAAGCCATCCAGGTTCTGATCTCTGAGACGTTTGACAATCTCAGGGCCTGTAGCTTCCCATATGTTGAAACCCTCGCGGAGCCATTGCTCGACGACGACGGTTGGTATTGAGGCCACGCGCATGAACTCACCCTCGCGCTGGTCTTTAGATGCATTCCGACTGTCTTTAAGATCGTCTAGGAATGACTGTGATATCTCTTGTGTGTGCTTACGGACGACGTCATCGCCTTGCTGTATGAAGTCCGTATTGACGCCTAATAGATCGACGCCTGTTTTCTTAGTGCTCATGGGTTCCCCTTAGAAAAACAAAAAGAGGGACACCCAAGTCGTCCAGGGTAAGGAGAGCGGAAACCCCAGGACGACGAGGATGCCCCTCATCTGTGTCCTAGGCCCCGTGGGTGGGACCTAGGTATGTCGTGTGTGTGTGTGTTAGATCTTATGAAAGACCTGTGATCATACCACCGTCAGCATAGTTCATATGCTTCAATGAGTATTCGCCGACGATAAAGTGTTTGTCGGAGTCACCGTTTTTCGCCAACAGTGTGCGTGAGAACGGACGTAGTACGCATGAACGCCACATTGACGGATCAATTAGGAATGCATGTGTAGTCAACTGGTGGCGGTTTAGAACCACTTTGTATTCGCCGTATGGAGACACGTACAGGTCAATCACGTTGACCAAGTTGCGTCCTTGGGCGATCTCACGGTTACGTCCAGATGCCGCTGCAAAGTTTGCAACGATCTGAGCGTCAGCTGGTTTGATCATTAGAACTGTTGGGTCAGAACCGTTGTTGAAGCAGTCTTCACCAAGCTCTAGGACTTTCGCCTCTGTTAGAGCGTCAGTTGCGTTGGCACCAGCGTCGACAGATGTTGTGATCTGCTGTGTCGCTGAGTCCATCTCACGTGCTACTGAGCTTGAGCCAGAAGCCGCTGCGTTGTCGACACCGACATAAGCACGCTCTAGGTCGCGCTTGATCTCTTTAAGTGCCTTACCAAGTTGGTACGCAGTTTCCTTCGCACGACCATATGTTGCAATCGCATCAGCAGTTGCAGACACCTGGAATGCCTTATGTAGGATCTGTGTGTTGTTTGTACGCTCTACAGCATCTGTTAGAGTTGCCATAGTTGCGTCGGCCCCTTCCACCTGTGCGTTATCCGCGGCAGCTGCAAGTGAGTCTTCAAGCCAACTAAATGTACGAGCAGAGACTTTCTCTGAACGCATCATTGTGAACATGGGCGTATCTGTTGGTGTAATATCGGAAATGCTTGTTGTTCGCCTGGTGTCGTTAATACCAGACCGTCTTTCGACAGCTATATGTTATGCCATATAGATCAGACCATATCATCACCCTTTACAGGGGCCGTGCGCTTCGGACCACTTGGCCCTACTCCATTTCTGGATGGTCGTTGCACCTTCCTTGAAACTTCAAGGCTTGGCTCAGGATTGTCCCGTAGGATGTTCCCTGAGTTCACACGGTTTATTTTGACAGCTTACGCTGAAAGGACACCATTTCTACTTAATGTCCGATACATCTTCTTTCTTACCGACCTGGTCGTAAGTTGTATATGTAGCCATTTTGGTTACATCCTTCTGATTTTAAGAGTTGAGTGCTATCGCTCCCAACGTGACATCAGAGCATCAGCGATATCCTCTAGGTCACCAGAACGGCTCGTGTTTGACCTTAGACGGTCTTGTGCACTCTTCTGACGCTGGACCTTTAGGTCGGCATCTGAGCGAGGTGCTTTCTTCGTCTTCAGTACTTTACGGGTGCCTTCTTTTGTCTTGATCACTTTGGCCTTCGCTTTCTTTGTTTCCGCTGTGGCTTTTGTCTGATCATAAAGACGTGCCTTGTTGAGGATCATGATGACCGCAGGGTCAACATATTGATCGACTTGTTCCTGGGGTAAGCCCTGGCTGACTGCGTATGAACGGATGTTGTTGTATAGTTCATCACCCCAGTCGGGCAGTTGCTCACTTAGGACCTTAACGCAATTCTGGGCAGCTTCTTGCACTTGCTTTTGTTGTTGTGCTTGAGCGTCCCTGTAGAATGCGTCAGCTTCCTCTCGTAGGAACTTGAGATCTTTCTCGGCTTCCTGGGCTTCACGACGTAATGCAGCGAAATCCTCAGTGGACATCTGTCGACTTGCGACCAGCATGTCTACCTCGGCATATGGCTTCATACGCGCTTCAGCACGTTCCAGGAGCTTTCGATAGCTGATGTCTGCCTTTGCCAAAGCCTCTTCGGCTTCTTTACGTTTGGCAGCTGTTTCTTGAGACTTACGTGTTAATGACGCCTCTTGACCGTATAGTCGCTTTAGATCCTTTAAGGATGCCTGTTTGGCTTCACCGTCGACTTGTATTTCAACCAGAGTATCGTCAGACAACTCAACTTCCGTTTCATCATCTTCTTGATCTGTCTCTGGTTCATCCTCGTCTTCAGTGTCATCCGTGTCAGGGTCCTCTTCTGTATCTTCTACTTCTTCAAGGTCTTCATCGTCATCTAAGGTATCTGACGTCTCTTCGTCTGTCTCGCCGACAAGTGAGTCGTCAGTCGCCTCTAGCTTCTCGTCCTCTTCAGATAGGTTCTCACCGTCTGACCAACGATCTAGAATGGCTTCGGAGGCATCAAACATGTCGTCTAATGCCCGTGGTTGAGTAGCGTTGTCTTGGACGTTATCCATGGTCCTTATGCTTCCTCTTCGCTATTGTCGCGCTTTGCCAGCACCTCGTCGCGGATGGCGACTTGTTGCTTCAATGTGTTCACCACGTCGACTAGGGCGCGATAGTGGTAATAAGTGATCGAGCGTTCTTTGTTCTCTTCTGGTTTCGAGTTCACAAAGTTCTGGAACGTCTGTTCCACTAGCTTGTTGACCACGTTGTTAAACGCTGGGGACTTGAGTAATACCTCTGCGTCCTCACCGTGCTGAATGAGTTCTTCTTCAGTCATGCTGCTCTCTTTTCTTATGCTTCGCTTTACGTGGAAGCTGTTTGGTTTTGACCTGGACAATCCGAGGCCGAAACCTAGCAGTCCTCACTTGTTGGGCTACTGGGTTTCGACGTCTCATGGGATTTATCCAGTTGGTGAAGCGATAGCGCGGACGTCGTCTGCGTTTCTCGCAATCTCTAGTTCGGCTTTGTCGACAAACTGCTTGTGTTCCAGTTGTGCCTCTTTCAGATCCATATTGTCTGACTGGATCGCAAAGCCTTGTTGTGCCTTCATTTGCTCCAGCTGTAGTTTCATCTGGGCAACTTGGGCATCCATCTGTGCCTTCATCTCAGCAACCGCTGTCTGACGCTCTTGAAGCTCCATTTGCTTCTGTTGCATCTGCATTGCCATCTCCTGTGCTGGATCTGGCTGCTCTGGTGGTTGCTCTTGTGGTGGCGTTAGGTAGTCTTTGACGTTCTTGATGCCGTTCTGTTCCATGACGTGTGTCATGAGGTTGTACTGGTTCTCAGGTGTATACATTGTTGACAATGTTGGATCCTGAGACATCAGACCGTGCAGCACTAGGTACTTCTGTGCTTCAGCTTCCTGTTCACCGTAGCCTAGGTGCATCTCGACAGTGACATCACGTTTAGATCCCCAGTCACCTGGGTTGACCGCCACGTAATCACCAGCGATCTCAACGATCTTGGCTTGTGGTTCATTCTCGACAACCAGCTGGTAAATCAGCTGATACAGAGGTTTCAAGAAGTTGTTCGCAAAGTTACGTGCAATGATCTTCTGACGCTGTTGTGACATAGTCGCCAGCTGTTCAACCATAGCCGCTGAGTTTTGCTTACTGATGGCATCCTTGTTGAGGCCCTGGGAAAGACGTGAGACGCCTGTGGTGTCCTCTTTGTCCTCGTCCAACATCTGAATTGTCTGGAAGATGAACGGGTTCAACGGTGCCTGTACCATCGGACTGATGGCGTCAGGTCGTGACACATTGACGATACCACCGACACGGTTGTCTATCAGTTCACGTGGGTTCGTTAGACCACCTTTGACCACAGTGTAACGTGGGTTGTTCGTGATCATCGCGTGATCTAGGATCGAGCGTGTCAGAACTGTACGTGCAGTCTGGATAGGGACAACCTTGGACCCGAAGTTGGAACCAAAGAACGAGTGTGGGATCGGTAGTGGTACAAAGGCGCAGAACGGTTTGTAGGTGCACTTCTCTTTGTGCAACACTACGTTGCCAGCTTTGATTACTTTGTACGTCTCAGCGATTCCAGAGCCATCGAGATCGATGTCGATATATAGTTCATAAACAGTGATGCTTCTAACTTGATCCTGGAAACCTTTAGCGTTGAAGCCACGGTCTTGACCAATCTCTTCGTGACGTGCCAGGACCTCTGGATCGGTTTCCATTTCGACGTCTTCGTGATCGCCGATCTTAGCAATGAGCTTTTCGTCATACCCTGCCTCACGTAGTTCTGAGATTGTCATAGTCGTGCGATGACCCAAGAAGCCAACGTCGTCTAAAGACTTAGCTTGTGGCTCAATGACAAACTGTTCAGGTGCAATGGCCTCAATGACCACCTGACTGGTGTCCTGGAAGACGCGAAGGTCACCAGAGTACAGACCAAGTTCGTCTTGCTCGACTTCCTCGATCTCTACGTTGTCCTGGGCAACAATAGCGTCAAACTCTTCCTCAGTCAGATCCTGGATAGGCTCTAGGTAGCTGTCTTCGCGCTCGTCCCAGTAAACCTTACAGAGACCAGCACGTGCAATGAGACCGTCGTGGATAACAGACTGCATAACCTCGAACAGGTTGTTCTGACGGTTTGCAACGTAGTCACAGTAGGCTGTAGCGATCTCAGCGATACGCACGTCCTCTCCAGTCTGTGCAGCAAAACGCACGGTCTTGTAGCCAGTACTGAAAGTTTCTAGCAGCGCAGCCTTCATGCTCTCGACAGCATCATAGACGTCCATAGAGACATACTTACTGTTACCGTCGTGCGCTGGGCGTGGGAGCGTAGCGTTATAAAAGTCTATGACCTTGCGGCGTTCTCTGGATATCTGTGAATCATAATACCCGATAGATCTACGGATGTTATCATCGAGGATCGTAACGAGTTTATCGTCGTCCACCGCTTTGTAGTCTTTTTTATCCATAGTGATCATACCATTTCAATGTAATAGTCATCTGCACTCTCTATCGGCTCCCAGGCACCTTCGTGCACGTGATTGGCTAATGCCAACGACATGACACAGTCGTCGTAGCATCCTGGTTCAGCTTCCATAGATCCGCTCTCAGTCACGACGTAGGTGAGCATTTCGCGGATCGTTGTTTTGTCATTGAGTTCTATCTCGTTCTCACGGACAGACGCTCGTAGCTCGTCAATGATCAGAGGCTTGGTTTTTGCTGTCGTACTGAAGCCCAACTTAATGGTCTCTTTGTCCGTCAGCTTGTCGACTTGAACCTCAGTAAAGAAGTTCGGGTAGGCCATGTCTTTAGCCAACCTGGTACACGTCAAAAGGCCGTGACCGTTGTTCTCGACAATGATGAACGCAGTGTTGAAGAACTGACCTAAGTGATACAACACAGTCGCGTAGTAGTCTGGGTGCACATGGCCTCTCCAGGTTGCCACTTGTCGCTTCTTACTGTCGAGGACCTGGGCAACACTGTAGTCACCACCACGGACGCCCATAGCGACGTCGGCACCGATGACATACTGTTCACCAGGGTCATGACGACGGTACATCGTCAGTTCACCTCGGACGTTATTCAGCCAGTCTTCACCTTCGAGTGCTAGGCGCTCCTGTACGTCCTGTGTAGTACCCATAGACGATTGTAGCTGTTCTGGGTTAAACACGGGTCTACCTGTCGTCAGGAAGGCTTCCTCAGGCTCTGAGGGGTACTCCTGTTTGAACAGGTCGAGACCGTTCTGTGCGATCTTACGGCGACGGAACATTAGCTGCTCGTCATCGAGGTCATACTTGGACGCAAGCTCTTCCTCGTCTGGGGTACGCTCAAAGTTCTCTGGGACCGTCTCACGATACTCTGGGTCTGCAAACCAAGGGATGAACACAGGCACGTAGCCGTTGGTTCCCTCGACTGCACCTTTCCAGAGATCATAGAAGATCCCGCTGACACCATTGGCTGTACTCTCGACAAATATAGCGGTGCCTTTAGTATTGGGGACAGCTTGGGTCAGCGAGTTCCAGTTGTCGGCAGCGGTGGTCTTGGACCAGAACGCAAGCTCCGACGCATGAACGTGGGTCAGGGTCTCACCCCGACCAATAGCTTCACCGCCAGCTGTCGCAACGACATAGGAACTATCTAGAACGTCAAAAGACAACTCTCGGCGGGATGAATACTTTGTGTGTGGCTTCAGGATCTCAGGGCAGTTCTCATGGTAACGCTTGGTCATATCGAACAGGGCGCGTGTTGAGTCACTGTGGTGGGTAATCACTAGGGCTTTCGCAGCTTTGCGCTGGGAGACACTGAAGTACAGGTAGCCGCCAACGTAGGTCGATAGACCTTGCTGACGCGCCTTCAGAATGATCACTCGGACTTTGCCTTCTGTCTCCATTTGCTTAGTGACAGCGTCGTTGAGGATCTTCTGGGCTGGTTTCAATTTGAGGGGCGCAATGTCACCTGACTTAGTGCGGATCTTTAGTGCACCCTTCGCGTAGAAGCTAAAGTCAGTATACAGTCGCTTACGGACCTCAGCCAGCTGCTCCTTAGTAGCCATCGTCGGCTTAGTCTTGGTCGTCACCGTCATTGGTATCTAGCAGTGAGCTTAGGAACTCCTCAGCTTTACCGACAGTGATCTCAGACTTGGCGACAGGTTTGACCTTGGTGAAGTCCAGGATCAACTTGGCTGCTTGAAGACGATCACGGTTGTGTACTGGTGTACGCATGATCTCCACTGCGGTTTCGAGTGCTTCCTCAGCGCGTGGGTCTTCGATGTCATACTCTTTCTTCATGATACTTACCGCCCTTTTGGCGTCCTCTTTTGCCTGGTCGACGACTGGCTTGATGGTTTCCTTACTGTGACCGTCGGGAACTCCGAGGGGTCTTCCCCCCTTGTTCTTTCGGTTCTTTAGCATTTCGCGGAACTTTGCCCGTCCCTCGGGTGTCTGATGTTGCAGTGCCAGAGGGTTCTTGTGTGCTGGTCTGGCTCGACCTGGCATTAACTTTGGCTTTGCTGGTTTCTTCTTTCGAGGTTCTTTTGGCGGGTGACCCATCTGTCGTCTCCACTAGTTTGTTTATGATAGACAGTGTCTCTGGACATTGTTTGCAGAACACTGGTGCTGGGATCGCTGATGCAACCTCACGCAACACAGTGTCCTGTTGTGCTTTGGTTAGGAGCTTTGATGACTTGACGACATCAATAGCCTCTAGGATTGGAACCAGGTCCAATGCAGTCTTTAACATTTCGCTCTCCTTGGGGGTCTTATGCAGACAGTGCTCCAGGCATCATTGGTTGGTTCAATGCGCCTGGTGGCATTTGCTTCTCTTGCTCGTCTTCCTGTTCTGCTTTCATCAGTATCGCCAATGCGACGGCAAACGCCATTGCAAGTGGGTGACTGTAGAACTGGATCTTTGGGCTTTTGCTAAAGAAAGATTTAATCATCTCAGCTGTCGCTGGGTAATTCTTCTTCATGCCTTTCGGATCGTGCAAGTAGTAGATGACAGGATCAACTGCCATTTCAGGTGTGCTTCTGATGTATTTGTAGTAAGGGGTAGACTTGCGTTGTGCCAATGTGCGTTTAGTACCGCCTTTGTATCTGACATCAGTTCCATCACGGTACTGACCTTGGTCCTGAAGATCTTTCATTTCCTTCAAAACCATCTTTTGTAAATCTTTAGGAACCTTACTTCCACCAGACAACATCGCGCCGATGAACTCATCAAACGAACCGCGTCGGATATATTCTTTCCGTCCTGTAAGTTTGTTTGTCATTGGTCCAGGGTAACCAGCTAATTTACCCATCAACTCTTGTTGTACATCCTCATCAAAACTACTCAACAAGGCTGGGTTGTAACGCTGATCGTTTAGACCGTGCGCTACTTCATGAAGTGCAGTGATGTAAGATTGAAACTCTGAGCCAGCCGCCTGTGGATCCAATGCATAGGCATTACCAGCTTCATAGAGACCCATAGCATCTGTAGAGTTTGGAGCATTAGCATCAAAGCGCATTTTACGCTGATCGCTATACATCTTCAGGGCTACGTTTATAGCATCTGCCAACTCACGTACCTGGTTGATGTCTTTGATCCCGTCTTCGTACTTGCTGCCCTTCTTACCAACCTCGATGATTGCACGGACAGGTTCAGCTGCTTGCTTTACCTCTTGGGTACTTGGGACAGAAGACCGTTGGGTGGGTCCACCCGCAAGCCTGGACGCGAGGATCCCTGCGACTCCATCTGTGACTGGGGCAATTGCTGCTCGCGTTTGGCCTTCGCCATCGCCACTAGGCCCTCGATAAAGTCTTTCATTGACTCCTTGGGCACCTGACTGATTATTGACGGCTCCGTCTCCGTCTGCATCGGGGAGTGCTTCTTGGATTTGGTCATTTGTTATTCCTTCGCTTTCCGCAAGCATGATTGCAGCATCTAGATAGTCATTATCTGCGCCTCTTCCAGGGGCAACACCTAAATGTCTGAACAGTTGCTTCTCAGGGTACCACATAAGTGCCTGGAAATCAGCTGTTTCGATATCATAGCCAAGATCAGCTAGTTTAGCAATTGCGGCCTTTGTGACCTCACGCATGTACGCGCGTTCATTTGGCCCTTTAGGTTGTGCCTGTAGCTGTGGCTTCAGGTTCTTGACGTGTGTGCCAGTCTTCTTGAAGAAGTTAGGCTTGTTATGGTTAACACCGTTATCGATCTTATACTGCTTGTAGAACTTCTGATACTTCTTCTCTACGTTAGTAACAAAGTCGTCGAACAGTGCAGAGTCTTTGTTGATCTCACGTTTACCGACGCCCATTTCTTTCAGCGTCTGATTGATCATCTTCTGTTCAAGTTTACCCGCGCCTTTCATAGCATCCCTGACGTTAACACGACCTTTGTCGAGATCTGGGTCTGCTACAAACGGACGACCGACCAAGCGGTTCCACATGCGCATCCACCAGATGTCCATCGTTAGTGGATCATAGTTGCCACGGATGTTTTGGTAGAAGCCCTGACCAATCTTCGGGCCGATGACGTAGGAGCCTTTGACCTCAGCGTTTGCACCTTCAGACGAAGGTACTTTGATCTCTGTACCATACTGCTCGTTAAAACGTGCAATGTACATATTGAGTTCATTTACAGTGAAGTCGCTGTCTAGGAAGTCTTGGATAGGCATGTTAGTGCCTGACGCCTGGTAAGCATTAAAGAAGTCGAATGCCTCGACCATAGATGCATTGCGCTCACCACCCTTCTTCCAGGTAGTCGTAGGCATCACACCATTATCCATGAAGTAACCAAACACCTCATGCGCATACGCAAAGTTATCGGCAACGGCCTGACCATTAGAAGTAACTGCTAGAGCAAAGTCAAATGCAGCCTCTGCATCTGCGGATTGCGTCACACGTGGGTCCACAAGAGACACCACGCGCTTCGCGGCTTTCAACTTTCGGTCATACCATCCGATGGCGTTAGCATCACTCTGTAGAGCGTTGACAGCTTCTGTCGCCATGTAGGTGGAGATGATGTCGACGTTCTCAGGTGTGTACTCAAACGGTTCGTCACGTCCTGTGGCTGCTTTCCACTTCTGGTACATGTAGTCAGCTGCTTCGACCAGATTACGTTTTGTCTTTGGCTTGTATGTGCCCTCACGCATCTTCTGGATGTCTGCTTCGCTTGGTGAATCATTTAGGCGTGTTGCATCAATCTCATTATCTGGGACCTGTAGCGGGTTGACGTATGATTGCCCTGGTGCAGTTTGAATTGCGGATGCAATTGGTGACGCACTAGTAGCTTTGGTTGCAGTAATGACTTTGCCTTTACGGGTGACGTTACCTGGTCCAAAGACTTCCTCGATACGTGCAACGTAGTCTTGTGTCTTCTCGTTACGCTGCCAGCCTTTTGATGTCTCAGTACCAACACCGTCGCCTTTACCTTCGTAGACAGTAAAGTATGCCTTGCCGCCATCAGGGATAGCGTTGTGTGCCTGGCGTACAACACGGTTGATGTTCTCAGGCTCTTGAATCACGTTTAGCACGTTGTTTGACACAGCGGCATCAGCACCACCGTTTGCAATTTCGGACACGACAGTCTCGTTGTGCATCGCTGAACGGTTGAACGGGTCGTATACTTTCAGTGTCACGCCCTGCTTTGCCAGGTCTTCGACAGCGTTATCAAAACGACCACCGCCGATGTCGACAACGGTCTGACCTTCTTCAAACACGCCCTGTTTCTTTAGCTCAGTAAAGCCAGCTGGTAGTTTACCACTGTTGATCGACGTGTCAGCTGAGTTGAACGCCTGGGGTGGCACTGACCATAGGTCTGCGTTTGCTGGGGCATCTTCCTGTGGTGCCATAGCCATACGTGGGCCTACATCACGTGCCGCCTGTTGACGCGCCACACGGTCCACATACGGTTGTATATACTTCTCGACTGCCTCAGCTGGTACACCAGCCTCTTCCAGCTTCTGCACTTGTTCCTGTGCGGCTGCTACTGGGTCTGAACCTAGGTTATTTGCTAGGACATCCAGAGACGTAATCAGACGTCCCTTCTGTACGCGGTTCAACTCTGGATCTGTAGTGACACCCTCAACCAACTCAGCGTTCATCGCCTTGTTAGCCTCGATGCCACGGTTGTAGTTCTCTTGAGTTGTGAACTGTGGGCCAAACGTCTGTGCTTGCACTGGGTTAGGTTCAGTCGTACCAACAGCTGGCGGCTGACCAGGTGCGGCTGGGTTTGCCAGCATCGGGTTGCTCAATGAGTTCGGTGGGCGAACCATTGGCACGTACTCTGGGTTATCTTGTTGGAACTGACGTACCGCACGGATCAGTGGGCTTAGGTCCTCAATGCGACCACCTGTGGCAACACTCTGCTCATACTCTTGAATTGCACGTGTTAGCGCAGGGTTGTCATTACGTCCTTTTAGAACACGCAAGATACGAGCGACACCATCACGTGACAGACCCGTGGCATCTTCCATAGTGAACTGTGGACTGCCTGGGGTTGCGGGGGCGTCTTGTTGTGCCAGCTGTAGGTTCAACTGACGCTGTTCTGCCTCACGTGCAGTGCGTAATGCCTCTTCACGCTGCTTTGCGTCTTCGTCGGCCTGTAGCTGTGCTGCGGCTGCGTCACGTAGTGATGGTGCTGTAGGTTGCTGTAGACCAGGTGTTTCAGCGTTTCGACGGACGAACTTGTCGATCTGACTATAGTTGCCTGTTAGTTTATCGATTGCTCGACCACCGCCAGATACAGCCATCTGGGCTGGAATGCTCAGACCACCAGTTTGAACAGCTGCACCACCACTAATTAGGGGACGCAGTAGACGTTCTGTAGCGACAGCACCTTTATCGTAACCAACCTTGCTTCCAAAGACAGAAAACTGATCAGTGAAGGACGATAGACCGCCCTGGTAGCCGCTATTATGCAATTCTGTTAGCTGGTTTAGCTGTAGGATCAGGTTGACTGCCTCTTGGCCTTCTCTGGTGTCCCCAGCGAGGCGTTTTAGGGCGTCTAATTCTTGATTACCGACGATTGACTTAGTTTTGTTGCGTCCTTCACGGTATGCAGCTGCCGCTAGGATCTTCTCGGACACACTTTCGAATGTATCTGTCTGATTCGGCTTCACGCGGGACTTCATGTCAGCAAATCGCTGCTTTAGTGCCTCGGTTAGTTGAATGTGAGCCTGGTCAACGACGGCACGGGCACCTTTAGCTGACGTTTTGTCGACGTCTTTTAGATTAAAGTCAGGGTTTGCGTCTGTGATAGCCTTAAATGTACGCGCTAGGTCACCAGCTGCCTGTCTTTGGGTATCGTCTAGGCTGTCTGGATCTTTTAGTGTGCCATTCTTTGTATATAGGATCGCGGCTTCGCCTGGTGTTGTTGCAAGTTCTGCTACTGCTTCAAGTGCGACTTCTTTGGCAGACGTGATTTCACCATCTAAAGCAACTTGTGATGTTGCCTCACCCGCACCACCTGTGAACGCCTGTTTACCACCTTGCAGTAGTATACCACCGCCACCTTTCATACCGATAGCCTCAAAGGCACTAATGATGGCTGCTTTGGTTAGGCCACGTTTCTGAGCTTCAGCCATAATGTTGCCATTGTCGATGGCTTCACGGATGGCTTGTGGGTCTGACACATTGATGTCTTGTTCACGCAGGAAACTCATGACCTCACCACCGTATTCACGGGGTGTTGACGCAGCGATCATGATACCCGCGCCGAGCAGTGGGTTGCCTGTTACGACAGATGTACCAATACCAGCTGCCATTGCTGGACCAGTCTCAGCTGCGGTCTCACCGATGAAGGCAAGTGCAGCCATAGGATCTTTGAATGACTTACGCGCCCAATCCATGACTCCTTCGGCATCCTGGAAGTCCTGTGCGCCGCGCTGGGCCACTGGAGACATGGGAAGTGCCGCTCGGTCAGCTTCAAGCTCAGACGCACGTGTTAGAGCGTCTTGTCCTGTCTCACGTACAGTCTCAAACTTACCACCTGGGGCACGGTAGTCAGACTTTGCAGCCTCTGCACCACCGACCATCGCTTTCAACTTTGCGACGTTCTGTGGTCCTAGGTCAAAGTCACGGTCTAAAGAGTCAAACCAACGATTTAGCTCTTCTTCGTTTCTTACACTACCAAGAGCCTGGAGTGTACCATCGGCCTCCATCATTGCCAAAGCATCTTCAGGAACAACAATATCTAAAGCACGTCTGATTGTCGTTAGCCTGTCGACATCCATGCTTTCCAAGGTGTTTGCAGCGTTAGTTGCAATACCAGAGTAAATACCCTGCTTTGTACCAATGACACCTCGCTGCCACGAGCGTCCAACACCAGTGCCTGGTGGGTTTACTGGTGCTTCAGCTTGGCGAGGCCCTGCGGCTTGTAGCATCTGGAACGCCCGAGCGACTTTGTCAAACTCTGGGGTCCCCTTCTTGTCCTTGTTTTGGACAAGCCACTGCGCGTAGGCTGTCAAGTTGTCTTGAGCCATAGAGAACCTCTAAATGTAAGGGAGTATTAACCGCCGTTAATGACAGCGTTAGCTTCATCAATCACTGACTGGTCGACTGTACTTGTATTTGGGTCAGCTAGATCATCATCGAGAGGCGCATTAGGATCAACCTGGATGCCATTCTGAAGTCGATTGAGGATCTTCTTCTGTAGTAGAAGCTGACGATCAAGCCATGCTTTCCAGACAACGTCGTTACTGTCTAGGGTTGGAGCTTGTGACGCAAATAGTTGCATTTCGGCGTTAGAGATTGCACCTTTGGTCTGAGCTACACGCTGCATAACACTGTCTAGACGGACTTCCTGTAGGAACAGGCGTTTTGCCTCGTCCTCGTTGCCAACAGCGCGTCCTGTAAGACGACTTGCGATAGCTGCCCAATTAAAACCCGTTAGACTACTGTCAGGGTCCTGTGTAAACATATCACGGGCAGACTGTAGTTTAGCAATAGCTGAACGGACCTCACCAATGGCCTCTGGATCACCAGGGTTATTACCACCAGCACCGCCTGAGTTCATCTTACGCATCAGATCTTTACGACGCTGGTCTTCCAGCATCCGCGCTTCCTCGATCTGCATACGCTCCATGTCAGCCTGGCGGTTGTAGTCCATGATGTTACCATAGGCATCGATTGCCGATGAATAACCTTGACCAGTGTTAGCACCTTGCATCATTGCACCACCAACACGTAGTAGTCCTTCACCTAAACCAATGCGGTTGTCAGGGATCATAGGCATACGGGAAGACCCACGTGCGTTACCAGTTGCACCCTGGAGTGCTGGTGGTTTCGCTGGTGCTGGGTTTTGCATCAGTAAAGGTGATCCCATACTCATTGGGGGCTGACCATTAGGGTTTTGGTTTAAAACACCTGGGGGATACGAAAAGTTAACCATTTGTCAGTTTCTCCTACACAAAGCCGCCGAGGCCAGGGCCACCGCCAAACAAAGGATTAAAGAACGAAGAGTTGCCATTAATACTAAAGCCAAGTTGGTTTGCCATACCCGCTCCCGACATAGCACCGCCGAGGAAGGATTGCCCTGGATTAACCATGTTTGCTTGGTAATTTCCCGATCCTGGAGAACCGCTAGCTAAGAAGCCACCGTAGTCTTTACCTAGGTTGTAATTATAGCCAGTCAGGTAGTCGAACTGTGAGCGGTCTGCATCAAGTTTGCCTTGGTCCCATGTGTTCTGATTGTTACCTGCACTCAATGCGGTATTAGCGCCAGACACACTTGTGTTGTTACCCTGGTTAGCCATGTTCATACCAGTGGTTGTCGCTGTGTTTAGCTGGTTGTTCGCAGTGCCAGCGTTTGACAACATGTTACCAGCTGACGTCATGGTGTTGTTACCAGCTGTCAGGGCACTACCAGCGTTACCGTAGGCAGTTCCCATGTTACCCGTCATGTTACCCTGGTTGACGTAGGTGTTCATGGCGTCACCATAGAAACCACCAGTGTTAGACATGTTGTTCGCCATGTTGACTGTGCCAGTCATGCCTTGGTTGAACTGGGTGTTCTGTTGGGCCAGGCTTGCGTCTTTGAGACTGTTGTAAACATCAGAACTGACGTCTGCGCGGCGGTCATCAAATGCACGGTTAGCCAATGCATCAGCAACACCAGCGCGGCTGGAGTTAGGATTACCTGAGGCCGATGCTGCCAAGTTGATACCTGGGAGCGTTTGTTCAGTCAGTGTGCGCCTGTCGTCACGCATCATGGCGTCGACGATGGGGTTCATGTTATCTAAGGCATACTGGGATGCAGTTCCTATGCGATCATCGTTTAACGCCTTGTCGGCTAGGTTACCGAAGCGATCAGTGACACCCTGACTGTTGGTTGCTAGGTCATTAAAGTTGGAGCGGTAGTTACCAATGCCATCGCGGATGTTGCTGTAGTCATTCGCCAGGTTCATCTGGTTGTTAGCTAAGGCATCAAATTGACCAACACGGTTGGTGAAGTCGCCAGCCATACCTGTGAACTTGTTGTACAGGCTGTTGGCGTTATTACCGAAGTTCATACCTGGGGCAGCGTAGTTGATACCATCTTGATACATAGAGTTGCCACGGTCGACCAGGTTGTTACCTAGGTTGTACAGCTGGGTGTTTGCACCAGTTTGCATGGTGTTTGGCTGTGCGTAGAAGTCACCTTGGTAGGGACCTTTGGCGATCATGTCGTCGTAGTAACCAGAGACGTTGCCTAGGTTTGTGTTGATGTAAGGCATCGCTGCGTTCAGATACTGGTTGTTCTGCTCGTTTGCGCGATCCATTGCAGCTGCGTTCTTTTTAGCAGCCGAGTTCGCGGCTATACCGCCGACAACCGCTGATCCTATTACGACCCATGCCATATTAGTTTTCCTTTTTGGTATCCTGATCAAGGTTCTCTAAGAAATGATTGAGCTTGGTTAAGTCAGGCTCTTCTAGACCCATAGCCTCGTATGTTGGGCTAATGACCTCTTCTTCTACCTTGTCTAAGTATTCTTCTTCAGTCTCTTTAGTCAGGTGGACTGTTGTCAGTATTGTGTCTTCCTCAATGTAAAACACGCGCTTTACCCCAGCTGGTGACACAAACGTTAGGGGACCTTTGAGACGCTGTTTGCCGCCATTCTCTGAGACAACAAGGATGGTACCTTTCATCAAGAATGTTAGGTGGGGCTTCTTGTGTAGCTTACCGACGACGACCATACCCTTAGGCATAAACAACTGACGTGCATAGGTTGAGCACCCATAGTCATCATCAAGTGGTGTAAAGAAATGTTGAAGCTCAGTGTCATCAGTGTTGTCTTCAATTTCACCGTGTTCTGCACCGTGCATCAATAACGCCTGTAGCGTCATGATAGACGTGCGTATCTGTAAATCCTGTTTCATGATCTTTAGTTGGGGAAGTCGTCATAAGTTGATGGACTAAAGGATGACCAAGATGTCCCGTCATAGACAACCAGGCCAGTGTAGCCAGACCCCAGTGGATCCCAAGGTGACAAGGCATAGCGAACCATGCCCTTCTTTGGTTTCTCTGGGGGATTGTCGGTCACCTGGATGGTACCTTGGATGATACTATTGATTGCGTTCTCGATAGCTTGGAACTCTTGTCCTATGTAGAGACGAAAGCTCTCATCTAGGTTGGGGGTCGGACGTCTGACATATGTCGTGATGGTGACGTCAGTTACTGAGTTCGTCGCCATGTCTAACGTCTCCCAGTTGCTACGATGTCAAAGTCAAATCCAGAGATCGTGAAGTCTTTGGTGTCTGGGGTCTCAATCTTGTAACTCAGGTAGCGACCTGATGATCTAGAGTCGACCTTGTAGGCCGATGACGTATCTAGAGACACAGAGGTCTCGTAGGTGGGGGCCGAGGTTGCTAGGTCTGATGCACCCATAGACACATTGAAGACTTTGTTGGTTGCCACAGTGTTGAACTGGGGGACCATCTTACGGATGTTCTTGTAGCCAGTCAGGGGTAGCTGTGCTTCCGTGTCAAGGTCAATCCCTGTTCGCTCTAGTCTCATGGGTTTGGTTGCACTGGTGTTCAATGCGCCAGCTAGGGTTGACCCCTCGTCAATACCATCTAGACCCAGGATGTTGCTACCAGACAAACCATCGCTTGAGGATGCCTGGGAGAGCATAAGGATGTTACGGGTGAAACCAGCGTCCTGAGATGCGTATGTAGAACCAGCTTGGTTGTAAGTAACGCTGGCTGTGTCGTAGGTCTCTACTGTGTCGACGTTGGCACTGGCCCCTGCGTAGACATTAGGTAGATCTAGGAAGGACCAGGTGTTGCTTGCATAGTTAAAGACAGCTGCACGATTACACCCGTCACCATTGGTGAACTCAGCCATGTCGTCGCTGCTCTTGTAGCAGAAGTATATCTCTTCACGCGCTGGGTCATACTGAACGAAACAGCGATCTAGGGAACTCGTGTCGATACCTGAGAAGATGTAGTCTTTCACGCGACCATCACAGATACTTTGGGTACTGACACCATCTGTCATGTAGATGTCGTCTTGGTCGAAGACGTAGTGTCGCCCTTGGACTTCCACTATGCAGTTCTGGTTGATGACACCAACGTCACTGAAGAGCTTACGGAAGTTGAATATGAAGGTGCCACCGACGAACTCCATGAGCCAAACCTGGTCACTAGAGTAGATCAGGAAGTTAGAGCCCAGGGTCTGACCATCGATGATCGGGGTGTTCATCTGAGCTAGGTCGTTAAACCCAGCACTCTTGGTGGTGTCTGTCTCGTCCCAACTAGTGGGAGCCTGGTTAGCTAGAGCAATATCTGAGAACCTAACGCGGGTTGGAAAGCTCTGACCACCCTCGTCCATGTTCATAGCAATCAGGAAGTCACCATAGGATCTTAATGATTCACAGGTGTAGCCTGAGGGCCAGTTGACTAGGGGGGCATAGTTGTTCATCGCTGGGGTCTTGTAGAGGGGCGCGATGTCCTCTCGGTTCAAGTACTGGACGTTCGCTAGGGACGTCGCTGTGACTTGGGCGGGACTGGCAGATGCACTGGAGTTGTAATCTAGGGCAATGGTACCGTTACTGAAGTTGTAGACATCAAAGTCATCGGAAACCACGGTCACTGTGTCATATCCAGTGGCGTTATAGACACCGTGGATGAACACTGGGGTGAAGCCCGTGACTGTGGAGACATCACGGAACCCTGGGGATCTACGGATGTTGCCTTGGTCAAACCTGACGTTCTTAGCGCGGGTGAACGCATTGATCGGTAGGTTGAAGGGGTCGACATCAGTGATTACGCCTACGGAACCTAGGTCGCGGATCGGTAGGTTTGGCATGGACTGGTGTCCTTCGTGTTAGAGACAAGCTGGTGGTGTAGGCCAGGAGACTGTGTGCGGGAACCCTTGTTGCTGAGGTACATCGAGTAACGCTAGTCGGTAGGCTGAGACGTCAGCTTGCTCTTGTTCGCTTAGGTCGGCCCAGCGCAGGGGGTTACTGACGACTGGGTCTACCTCGTTGGTTAATTTTGAGTCACGCTGGTCTCTGACAAAAGCGGCAACTCGTACATCATGGTCTGCCTGAGAGAATGGCGCAAAGTCTGTACCGATGAGAGACAACAGGGCTGTGTTGTCTATGGTCATATCGGTGTCCCAAGGTGTTAGTGCGTAGGGGATCCACCCGTAGTCTGGGTGGTTAATCTCTACGTCAAACTGGGTGTTCTCAGGGTTCATTGACTGAGCGTTTCGTACTTCGGTGATCTCTATAGTTGTCATCTTATGAAATCCTTAGATAGACTGTCGGTCCACTATCAAGAGTAGACCCCATACGCCGCCATGTGCCAGACGAAGAAGTAAAGTTCCCAGCAACCGCTGTATAGTTTGAGAAACGCATGACAGACCCACTGACTGTTGAGTTTTCACTACCAATTGACCCCTTCAAGAAGGCATAACTACCAACGTCATCCGCTTGTAGACCAGCAGTCGCAGTGGCGACTTGTGATGTCGTAACAGACGCGGTTGCAGTAGCAGTGGCTATACCTGTGACGTGACCATTGCTGTCTAGGGTGATGTCCTGGATGAACGTACTACCACTGTTGTTACTACTAGAGGCCGCACTGATGTTCGGGTGAGCCGTCAGGGCACCTAAGCCAGCCGCCGTGGGGGGACTATAGGTGAAGACACCATTGGCACTGTTGTAGCTGAGGGATCCATTGCCACTGGCGGTACCCTCTGCGCCTACTGACAGATCCGTCAACGCGATACCACCAGATGCCGAGGATGGCATAGTGACAGTCTTGGTACGGACACCCGTGATGTGACCATAGCTGTCTGAGGTGACCTGGTCGATAGCAGTGAACGTAGTGCCAGCTGCGGGGGCCACAGAGGTCGTGGTGTTACTACGGGATACCGTGGCGTGATCTATGGTGATGGTGCTTGCGGATGCCTGGTTGGTCGTGAAGCTGCCACCAGTTGACAACAGGGTCCCAGCTTGGATCGTCACGGTACCATCGTTGACTGTGGATCCAGAACTGGTGATGGCATTTATCTGCGCCTGAATGCCACTGGTGACACCATTGAGGTACTGGAACTCTGTAGCTGTGACACCAGCCGCTGCGGCTCCTGACAAGATGTTTAGATCCGCAGTGTTGCCTGTGTAGCCGTCTAGGGCATTAAGCTCTGACTGGTCGGCAGTCACCGCACCAGTTACGTTGGGTAGGGTCGCAAGTAGAGTACTCTTGATTAGACGTAGGTGGTCATCAGCCTGACCTAGGCCATCGGTAGACGCAGGGTTACTTGCGTTCAAACTGTTGATATAGGTTCCTGACTCTAGGGCCATCTTGTGTTCCTCTTTGGGGGACTAGGGTCTGACTTAGGTCGGACTGTTGTGGGGCGGTGGGTGGGGGAGCTTATGTTGGACTTGGGTCGGACCTTGGTGGAGAACTTGGGTCTCTCTTTCGAAGGGTCTGACAACAACAACAACAAGCACAACCTTTAACTGTCTTTTGAAATCGATTGATTGACTGAGGCACTGGGGGGTCCAAAGTCTGACTATGGTACCAGAAATCCTGGTGGATCTTAGGTCAATCAATAGTGATCCATTGATTACATTGGATTATTTACCAGAGAGGATATTTAGTCTGCTCTGGTTTCGGGCCTGAGGTGAGCCTATCGTAGTCTGTGGCTCAAATGTCAGACATTAGGCGATCCTTGTCTGGATGACCCTTGTTTCTTTTAAGTACAAATCGGGACCTATAGTCACACTGGTGTTAGACCTGAGTATTGACCTGAGTATTGACCCCAGTCTAACCACTGCATCCTGATCACTAGTGTGACCATAGATGACAACCAGACACATAGGATAACTGATGTCATCTCAGGTTTTCACTATAGTAGTCATACAGATCCTCTAGGTCTGATGTACTGCTTGAGTGATCATGAGTTGTCTTTGGTTCTGACACTAGTTCCTCGGTCACCTGTGTCTGTAGTGGACTATAGGTTATGTCATTGATTGACACACTCCATGCCCAATCACTTCCAGCCTGACCCAAGCCAGACATCAGTCTCTGTGTCACTGTAAGCATGTCTCATGTTCTCTCTCATAAGGTACATCACAGGTACCGATCCTGTGTTTTCTTGGGCTGGGAGTAGGCCACTATTCGACACTCTGGTTCGGTTACCTGTGATGTAAGGACTGAAAGTCGTATGTCGGGAGTACAACGCTGTCAGTCTATAGTTCTAAGGATGTCCTCACAGGTCTATCCCTTCGTAAGGGGGTCTCTTAGTATAACGTAGGGTAAACCTGTGTATCCTGTGTATATAGGGCGACACTTTGCTTGGTCTAAAGCATGAACTAATAGTGTCCATAAGGGGAACACATATGCAAGCCTATTGCATGATACACGTGTCATACCATATGTACACTATTGGTTGCTTTTGCGAGTAACTATGAAGCCAGGTAGCAGACCATAATAACCACATTGGTCGCCCCTGGCTTCGTCTTCAATACACTATAAGTATCATGATGATACCGATAGTCAATCACTCGCACTGCTTTTTACCTGTCAGTGGGTCATAGTAGCAAGCGCCACCAACTTCAGCCTCATCATGTTCAGTGACCACTGACGACACCTCAGGTGCCTCTTCGGTGGCTACGTCTTCTGATGATGCAGCGTTCAGGATACCGTAGCGTTTACCAGATGCACGGAACGTCGTGCACCCTGATGCACCACCGTCGTATGCATCCATGTAGACCTTCTTGAAGTCTTCCCAACTGACGTCATCACCGACGTTACATGTCTTTGAGCAAGCACTGTCGACATACTGTGATGCCACGTTGAGTACCTTCACATGGTCGAACACTGACAGTTCGTTAGCTGTCTTGCCCTTGATGCCCCACTCTCGGAACGCATAGTCTTCCACACGCTCTACCTGTGCACCATCGAAGTCTTGGATTGTGCGGTCATAGAAGTGACTAAAGACTGGCTCGATACCTGATGACACATTGTCAGCTGATAGACTGATGGTCCCAGTGGGCGCAACTGACAGTAAGTGACTATTGCGGATCCCATGTGTCTTTATGCTGTCACGGATGTCCTCAGGCAGTGAACGAGCAAACGCACTGTCTAACATCAGTGGGTCATACAGAGGGAACGGTCCTTTCTCGATAGCTAGGTCAATGGATGCACGGTAAGCACCATCACGTATGATCTGCATGATTGTCTTGAAGACGTGTAGGAACCCTGGTGATCCATAGTCATGACCCATGCCCTCGATGGCATTGGCGACACCAGTGACACCCAGGCCCATCCTACGCTTGCTCTGTGCCTCTAACTGTTGTGCTGGTAGTGGGTACACAGCGCGGTCAACTACGTTGTCCATAGCCCTCACAACGTGTCTGATGTCATCATTCAGCTGCACGTAGTCGAAGGACGCTGGTTCACCACTGTGGACACCATTGTGACTGACGTACTTGACCAGGTTGAAAGAACCTAAGAGACATGCGCCGTTCGGTGGTAGTGGCTGCTCACCACATGGGTTAGTCGCTGCGATCTTCTCACAGTACCACAGGTTGTTCTTTTGGTTAATCCTGTCGATGAACAGGATGCCTGGTTCTGCCCAGTCCCAGGTGGATCGCATGATCTGATCCCAAAGAGCTTGTGCACTGACAGTTTTATACACTCGTCCCTCAAAGGTCAGATCGAAGTCACCACCCGTCTTCACTGCTTCCATGAACTTGTCAGTGACACCGACACTGATGTTAAACCCTGTCAGTGTGGTGCTGTTGTTCTTCGCTGTGACGAACTCTTCGATGTTTGGGTGATCAACACGTAGGACACCCATCTGTGCACCACGACGGTGACCAGCGGATGCGATGGTCTGACACACTGCATCAAAGATACCCATGAACGACAGCGGTCCTGATGACTTACTGTCTAGGGACTTGATTAGGTCACCACGTGGGCGCAGGGTACTGAAGTCATAACCAATGCCACCACCTAGTTGCATTGTCTTTGCTGCTTGCTTGGCTGCATCCATGATGCCTTCCATGCTGTCCTCAATGGTCATAGACACAAAGCAGTTGTATGGTGTCACACGACGTGGGGATCCCATAGCTGACTGTACGCGACCAGCTGGTAGGAACCTCTGGTTATACAGTATGTCTTTGAAGGCACGGTAGTGTGGCTCATTGTCCTTCAAGGCGTGTGCTACACGTGCCATAGCTTGCTTGAAGTCTTCTCCCTCTGCACGGTACTTCTTGCGGTGAATCTCTTCGGAAATAGGTAGTGATGGGCCGAAGTGGCCCTTGTGGTTACTAAATGTCATTTGGTTGTTTTCCTTCGAGAAGGTTGATGCGCATCTCGCAGTAGCGCATGGCCTTCTTTAGATCAGTGATTTCAGATTGTACTTTGTCTTGTCCATCATACAGCTTGGACCCAGCGCGGCTGACATACTTGATGACATTGCCACGCCAGAACTCCATGCCGTTCTGCATGATGAACACTATCGGCTCAATAGGCCACTTAGCGTAGTGGCTTGGTCGTCTTATGACTTCTTCCCTTGGCCCTTGTTCCACGCTGGTATCCCCTTTGGTCTGCCGCCTAACTTGGCGCGTTCTGTGTTCTTATTGATAGCGTCCCAGGTCTCACGGTTGAGACTTGCGATTAGGATCTTGTTCTCCCGTTCACAGACCTCTTGATATCTCTTAAAGTCTTCTAAGATTGTGTCCTCGTTCATTGCCATTAGCTTGGCTCCCATAGTTTGATCGCGCCCTTGTCGACGTCCCAGTCTTCGAACCTCAGGATCCGAGCGAGACGTGCCTGTGTCAGCGCATAGTCTGCGTTTAGTTTCTGCTTTTGATATGCCTGGACGACAGTGTTCCAGGTAGCTGACCGAGCCAGTAGCTTCTCAGCTGTCTTGGCACCGACTGACGGACACCCTGAGTATCCATCTGTGACATCACCAGTCAGTGTCTGTGTGTAAAACCACAGGTCAGCATCTGCTTGACTGATTGTGTGGAACTCACCAGACATAGGTCGGTAGAGCTTTCCAGGTATCGACTTCATGTCCTTGTCATCAGACACCATGATCGTGTTGTGGCCCGGGGCTGTACCTAAGATACCTAGGATGTCATCAGCTTCTAAGAGCGGCTCACGATACCACCTGTAGGTCTCCTGGATCCACTTGATGAAGGCTGGGTAACCCACAGGCTTCCTGACCTTCTTTCGACCACCTTTGTACATCGGGTCGATTGTCTTCCTGAAGTTGTCCTTGTCGGACAAGCAGACAACAAAAGACCCTGTCTCCAGGGTCTCACATGCGTTGTCTATAAACTCTCGGAAGATCTCTTTGGCTTGCTTGAGATCCGAGGACAGTGACCATATGTCGTCACCCCAGTCGATCTCCTCTTCAGCAGCTGCACACGCTCGATACGCATACAGGTCGCCATCAATGAGTAGGACTGTGTTCTCCTCGGGCTTTTGCAAGAATGTCTTGAAGTAACCCATCTAACTCTCCTTTGGTCTCCATGCCGTGCTCTGTAATGAGCCAGCGGTTACCCCATGTGTCCTCTCCACAGTTCGTTGTGATCATGCCCTCAGAGGCCGCTATGGCGACGTAGAAGGCGCCCTGACGGGCAAACTGACTGGATACTGTGAAGGGACGACGCCACGCCCTGTCGAGGACGACATAAAGTGTGACAATTGCAGCTAAGTGATCCGTGACCTCAGTGGGTGTCAGCCCAAGTTCGTCCCACGGTATGTTCTGCGGTAATGGGGATTTTAGTTTCGAAATAGCTGCCTGTTTCTTGCGCCATTCGTCTAGCGATATCACCGACATCCTCAGCGATCTCCTGTGTTCTACAGGCAACCTGGATCTCGTCGTGTATCCAGCCGACAATGTATGCATCGTCGTGATGTTGCCTGATGATTTCTTGATAAGTCAGTTCCACCCACTTCTTGCAAATGATTGCCCCAGCGCTCTGTAGAAGCTGACTGAGTAGCTTGTGTTCTGACCTGATGAATAGTTTCCTACCATCGAGACCGATTAAGTGGCCCCTCTTTTCGTGTGCTGCTTTAAGTCTTCGGAGCAGTGTTCCAAACGCTGGGATGTTCTTGTTGAAGTTCTCCTTCAGCTGCTTGCCGTGCTTTGCACCCTTGCCAGCGATCTTGCCGATGAGCATGTCACCGCCGCCGTACATGGTTGCGTAGATAAAGGTCTTGGCCTGGTCTCTGGTAGCCAACCCAGCCGCCTTTTGATTGTGCGTATGGATGTCACCTTCGAGGATCTGACTGGCGTACTCACCACCGTCATTCAAGTAGTGGGCAAGACAACGTAACTCCAGACCACTAAGGTCACTACCAGTCAAGAACCATCCGTCTGGCACCGTGAATAGCTCACGACACTCTTTGCCATACGGAAGACTGGTTTTAGGCACCTGGGCCAGGTTTGGACCCCTGTGACTCGCTCGACCACTGACAGTACCACCAGACACAATCGTGTGTCTGATCTTACCGAAGCTGTCGACCTTCTTGAGCCACGCCTGTGGACCCTCAGCCAGCTGACCGACACGCTTGTCGATCATAAAGTACTCAGCCAGCTTTTTGGCTTCAGGATACGGAAGTTTACCTAGGACTGTCTCGTCAATCTGAGCGTGACCAGTGCCTGTAAACTTAGTGGGCTTCCAAGCATACTTCTGACGTAGGCAGAACTCTATGTGACGTCGGCTGCTCGGGTTGAACTCTACCATCTTGCGTTTGGTAAAGGGTACACCCTCTTCGTAGCCTAGGGTCTTGTTGTTCCGCTTAGGGATAAACTCTTCAGTTGTCTCCCAGGGCGGGAACAGTTCGTCTAAGCCTTGACGCAATTGCTCACGTTTCTGCGCAAGTAATGCATAAAGCTCAGTTGCCTTACTCTTGTCGAAAGTCCATCCATTGTTACCAATCTCGTTGCAGATCTGTGCTAACGAATGTTCTAACTCAATAGACTGTTCACTAAAGCCGCGTGACATACAGTGCTCATAGAGAACCTTAGTCACCTGAGTGTCCTGAACACAGTAGTCCAGCATCTCTTGGCTGTAGTTCTCCCAGCCGCCATCATAGTCATCCTTGAAGTCACCTAGGCGTATACCCCAAGCCTTCAGGCTGTAAGACCCAGTCATCCTCTTCGAGAAGCTCTCAGGATCCTTGGCGTGACGTATGCTGTCTTTCTCTGCCAGGTTGGCCTCGACCAGACGTGACAGTACGAGTGTATCCGTGATCTTACCTAAGATCTCAAATCCTGGATACACCTTCTGGAGTGCGGGGATGTCATAAGCAATGATGTTATGACCAATGACCTCTTCAGCGTTCATCAGTGTAAACATTGCAGCCTTGATCTCGTCGGGGCCGTAGGTTTGCACCTCGTCGGTCTCAACGTGTCTAAGCACAATGCAGTGAATCTTGCTGACAGTATCTAGTAGTCCGTCACTCTCCAGGTCCCAGACCCAGCGGGTCACTTGGGATCTCCAAACTCGTACTCAGTGAGTTCGTCTTTCTCGTATTTAATGTGGTCTTCAATGAAGTCATAGACTAACTGAAGGTCCATCTTTGCAGCTGCACAATATAGGACTAGCTTTAGCCCTTCCTCTGCCAGTAGTCGGCGACAGTGTGCATCCATGTGGAACTGGTAGGTTGCACTACCATCCTCATGTTCTTCGAGTGTTTCTACACCAATGATACCAGCTTCAGTCATCTGTGATCTCCAGACCCACTGAGCGTGTTACGCTTGGCACGTAGCCTCAGCTTCTCCAGGTTCATGTGTGCAACCTCGTTCAGACTGACACCAAGGTCACGTGATAGGGCAGCAATTTGCCATAGGCAGTCACCTAACTCGAAGATGATGTCTGCACGTTGTGCGTCTGTCAGCTTCTCTGTGCCGTCGAACTTCAGACCCTTGTCACGGATCAGCTTCGAGATCTTACCAGCGACCTCTCCAGCTTCCTCATTAAGTGCCAGCGCTGGGTAGATTACCTTCCACTTATATATGGCATACTGTGCCATGTCGGCCTGGTAGTCGTTCATAGTTAACGGTTGTAAATAGCGTTCAGAAACCATGGGTGCTCTCCTCTGGTCTTAGTTTTGGTCTGATTGATTTGCTTAGTTTGATGCGCTGACAGTAGACCGCCGCGTCTTGATAGGTCTCGTAAAGAGGCTCATGGATCTCCATAGCCTGTTCACATTGCTTGTAGGTGGGGAATAGAACCCGTGCTGACATGGGTCCGTATTGAGCACTGGTGTACTCAATTAGTAAGACTGTAAACCACTGCATGACTAGAACGGCACGTCGTCTAGGTCACTAAACTCGTTGGTCTCAGTCAGACGTCCTGTCTCCAGGTCGTACTTTAAGATGCCAGCTGGCCCGACCTCGCCCGTGTGTCTATTCTTTAAGACCACGATGTTGCGCTTGCCTGAGGTTGGATCTTCAGCATCGACGTTTAGGCCGATACAGGTGTCTGCCAGCTGCGCTATCGCGTGTGACCCACGCAGCTGACTGAGGCTGACCTGGGCACCCCCTTCGTGTCCCTTGTCCCCTTGTGGGCGACGTAGGTGAGACACTAGTATTAGGCAGATGCCCAGCGCTTGAACTTCGACACGTAGCCTGGTCATGATGTCATCAACGAGCCTACGCTCATCGTTGACACCCGAGGTTAAGCCCGAAATCAGAATGCTAATGTGGTCCAGGCATATCACCTGACACCCTAGAGCCTTGTTCATGTACCTGATTCGATTAACGATGACATCTAGATCCGTAGATCCAAAGTGATCGAACAGGTAGAACTCACCAGCCTTTCGCATGTCATCAAATGAACTGATGATGTCTTCTTCACAGGTACCATCGACAGACACACTTATGTTCTTGTTCATGTGAAGCCCTACAAGGCCCTGAGCAGTGCGCTTGGTACTCTCTTCGAGCATCATCATGCCAATTGGGAACCCTGACTGCTGCACGTGGTACATAAGCTCTCTGACAAAGGTAGACTTGCCGACCCCCGAGCCAGCGGCAATGGTGACCAGTGACCCCAGCCGTAAGCCCTTCGTAATATCGTTGAGCTTGCTGTAAGGGTAACTAATGGGAGAGACAGCATCCCCCACACCAATGACCTCTCGGAGATCGGCAGCTGCCACGATCCCATCAGGCCGATGGAGCTTGGCCTGGAAGATCGCTTGTATGACTGTCTGGGCATCTCCTTTCACAAGTGCCTCATTGGCGTCCTTGTGTTCCCCGAGGTTTGCGATCTTGCACAAACCGATGGGTAAAGCCTCTGCACATTCAATGGCAGCTTCACGACCAGGTTCATCATTGTCGAACATGAGGACAACTGATTCAAAGCTGGTCACGTAATCGTAGTTACTTAGTAGAGCCTTCTTTGCAGCCTTAGCCCCATTGGGGAGACTGACAGTAGGCCACTTGTGGTTCTGCATTTGACTGACGCTCATTGCATCTATCTCGCCTTCGCAGATCACCAGGATCTTACCGTTGGACCACAAGTGTGACCCAAACAGTGTCATATCTCGTCCGTTACCTACAACGGAAAAGTCTTTATCTTTGGTTCTGACCTTTTGTGCGACTGGACGACCCTTTTTGTCGCGATAGGTCGCAAGTTGGACAGTCTGACCTTTGTACTTACCAACCGTGTATCCAAACTTACGACAGGTCTCCTCGGTCAGCTTGCGCGTCCGTAGAGCCTGGAAAGTGCCGTTGATTAGGTTGGGGTCATTAGGCCGCTCTGGGACGTATGTAGGAGCCTCTCCATCGCCAGCAACCCACGCTCCGCATCCAAAGCAATAGACGTGACCGTCACTGTACTGTGCACCATTGTCCCGTGATCCACATTGGTCACACGGGACGTGCTGTACGAACTCGCTCTCAACTTGTTCGACTGCTTCCATGGCGTTACGCCGCCGCTTTTGCGTTGACGTAATTCTTGACCTTCAACAGTAAGGTTTTGGCCTCTTTGCGTGAGGTCTCAAGACTTGCTAGGGCAATCTGAATCTCTTCTACCTGACGGTCAGTCTTCTTTAGCCAGTCTTCTAGACCTTTGACCCATACCTGGTCCTCTTCGTTACCAGCGGGGCCAAAGAACTGCTCACGTACCTGTGTGACCCAACCCCAGCGCTCTATGCCTAGCTCTTTAGCTACAGACTGATCAGTCTCTGCCTTCGTGTAACGCTGGTTCTTACGATCATATGCCACCTGAAGCATCTCAAAGATCTCATATGATTGCTTAGGTGTTGGTTTTACTACCTCTGGTAGGTTGGTGCTCTTGTTAGCCATTTGTCTACTCCTTGGAATCAAAAAGGGGCGACCTAAGCCGCCCCCTCGCTCTCTCCTTGGTGTCAAAATACTAATGCCTCTTTTATTCAGAGGGGCTTTCGTATTCTGAGCCTTTCCTAGCTTCTTCAAGCCAGTCATCAGGTATCAACTTTGCTGCATACCTGAAGCCGTGCTTCTCGCAGTACATCGCGTATGTCGTGGGAGATCCCTTGTACAAACGCGCGTTCTGGTTTGAGAAGACAAAGCGGATGTCGATGTCTGGGAACTGTTGTTTTATCAACAGGTGTTTCTGACGGTCTTGGACCGCCCAGATCCCTTTGGTCTCGACAAAGAAAAAGCCCCCGAGCTTCGGGAGCTTAAAGTCAGGCGTGTATTTTGCCTGTCGTGCTGGGACTGTGTATTGGATCTTGTCAGTTTCGAACTGTAGTTTGATCCCTGCCTCAATGATTTGGTCGCCTACTCGCTTCTCAAGTCCCGATCTAAAACCAAGTCGATAGGCGGCTTTAGAAGTCCTCAAGTTCGTCGTCGAAGTCTCCAGCTGGCTCAAAGCCACCTGACGATCCTACTTCGTAACCATCGACAGCATCAAAGTCACCAGCACCGTCTCCAGATCCACCCGAGACTGGGTTAATCACCTGGACAGCTGCTAGGCGTAGACTGATGCCCTTCTTACCACCAGCGGTGTAAGCATCGATCTGACCCGATGCACGAAGCTCAGTGCCTGAGTACATCGTCGGAACCTGATCTATTGGGATCGGGTTGCCCTTAGCATCAAAGTACTTTGGTTGATACTTAGACTGGATCTTAAAGACATATTCACCAGTCTCTTCGTCGACGTCGAACGGTGTATGGACGTTGTCCTTTGCACCGAAGTTCTCGCTTTTGACACCATCGATTAGGTTAGTCATGTGTTTCGCGTCTTTAGGTGCAAGACGTAATGACAACTTGTATTTACCTTCAGCATCGAAGGCAGTGTCTGGTCGACCAGGCTGTAACCACGGGTATTGTGCTGTTCCAGCTGGTGATACAAACTTAGCTTTACTCATATGGATGAGTCTCCTGTATTTGATAGTTTCCTACGTGAAGCTCTTGTTGGCTTCTAAAGGGGTCTCTTAGTCTGCTCTGTTGTTTTAATGCATGTCTTCACAAGGATCGGTATCAATTTCGACTACTAAACAGACCCTATGACCAGCATACTCTGTGTCTTCTGCTTTAGACTTTGCACGGTACATCATAATCTCTTCGATTGTTTTAACCCTGGACACGAGTAGTTCCCAATCCCAGTATCCGTCGGTCACATACCTGTAACCTGATAATTCATAATACGCCTTCATTTGTTTCTCCTGTTTTAGCTAAAGCAATATTCGCTCTCTAAGACTGCTCTAACGTCTAGATCTCCCTTCTCTGGTACTGGTGCTAAATCCATGTCTGGATTAGCCAGGCGGTTACGACACTCAATCTCGAAGTTACCTAAGACACAGTTGTCTTCGTACATGTCGACGATTGCATGACGTATGTTGTGGTAGAATGCCCAGGTATCTGCTGCGTTAGTTCCGAAGCTGTCGTGGATCATGAAGAAGTCCTCGATGCCCTGGTCTAAACCGTGGCAGATCGCCAGCTGCATGTGGGCAGCATCGAGCGAGTGCACGAAGTTAGGCGCGACGCCAGCCCGTGCTTTCCTGGTGTCATATTTAGGACCTATGCCGTGCAAGGTAAGACGTGATGGCTTTGGCATCTTAGCTTCTCGGTCATACAAGAAGATCCGCACACGTTTGACATCAGGCTTGGTGTACCTCTGGATGGCTGGGAAGCCGCTAGGGGTTGTCCAACGAACTGACCTACCTTCACGTGCTAATGCGTCAGCATATGACTGTAAGAACGCCATACCCTGGGCAACACTAGAGATGACCTTTTGTACTGCCTGATAGTTAAACTTAGCGAGGAACCGCGCGTAGTGCTCTTGTTCTCTTGGGTCACCAAACGGATGCTCATCTATAGTTCCATAGTTCACATCCTTTTGTAGTGGCTGCATGAGATCCTCAATGATCTGATCGCCAAACCCGCGTTCCACGCTAGAGTAGCCGTAGGTCATGACATTGCGTTTTACGGTTGACCTGGTGATACCGAAGTCGAGCCATTTGACTGCCTCGTCAGATCCATCTTCAGTCAGATCCTGGATCACCCGGTCAGCCACAGTCTGATAGACATCCTGACACTTGTTATCAGGCAATAGGTTTACCATGTGCCCATCCTCAGATGACCGTAGTGCCAGGGCATAGTGCTGTACGCCACTGTTAGTTCCATCTAAAGAGATCGGAAGGTGACACACTGGGTCATCACTGTAGTAAGCAAAGATAGCTGCCAGGAACTGGAACGGTTTGTCAGCTTGGGTCCAGAGATCAAAGGTTCTAATAGGGTTGTCATTGACGAGACGTAACCACTGATCGTTGTCTATGACCCACTGAATCCTGTCGTCTAGGCTTTTCTTCGAGATCTTTTCGAAGTCACCTACGTTAGCCAGGTGTATCGCAAGCCATCCTCTGTCCTCTTCAGCCACAGGTTTACCTCTAGCAAACTCAAAGAGTGCCTTTACATGGTCATCCCTGTGATAGTTAAAGTGAGACACAGGATACATGCGCCCTCTAAAGTCAAAGGACCACGGTAGATAGAACTGAGGTACCTCAGACATCCTGTGTGCCTGACGTAAGTCATCATCCATGACAACTAGGTTAGCTACAGACTCCCTACGCTTTAGATGCCAGTCCTTTTGGTCTCGCTTTAGCTGACGCTGGGTCTTCTCAGGTAGACTGTCGAAGTCGTCAGGTAACTTAGGAAACTCTGGTGGCTCTAGGTCAGGAAACTTAGAAAACCTTAGTTTCTCTTTGACGCAATAGTCTAAGACATCCAAGACACGCTTGTTGATCCTAAGAGGGGTGGCCTGGAGTGCGTTAATAGATTTGACATACAAAGGCTCAGGGTTCTTCTCAAAGTCTCTCACAAGTGCCCTGCGTTGCTCTGAGGTAGCCTTACGCACCATAGGTACCAAGGCTGACAACATGCTGTCCTGGTATGCCCCAGTTTCAAAAGACGTCCAAGGCTTAGGTGGTACAACCAAGGGTCCAAACATAGGTTCTGCCCAGGATGCATCAAAGACCCTCTGGTTAATGAGATCTGTAGCCTCATCAGTCAGCGTTAGGTTCCTATGTGTCTTGAGGTTTTCTTCGTGTGTTGCGACCTCGAAGATGTCTGAAGACTCTAGGATGGCATTAAGTATTGGAGATGCCACCTTGACCTTCATCGCACGTCCCCACTTTTGAAACTCAAAGCCAGCTTTTGAGGCTATGATACGTGCAGCCTTGATCCTGTAGCGTTCACTTGAGTGATCTCTGGTCACCTGATGTTTAAGACGTTGGAACAGACTGTTGTCATACTGTTTGAGATCGTCAGCCCAAATCTCTAGTTCAACCCTATTGCCAATCATAGAGTAACACCCTGCCAGTGAGTTCTGCTTTAAGACAGTCTCATAACAACAGTTAAGACCTATATAGGCTAGGGTGTCAGGATCCAGGTCAACCAGTGGTTCATACCATTCAGACTTGCGTCCTCTACCACTGTCAAACCTGTGTTCATCTTCTTTAAGATATCTGACAATGGTGGAAGATACTTTAGGTAACACTTCAGTTATAATCTGATGTGGTATCTCACGTTGACTGGGTGCTAGTTTCTCTTGACGTTTCTGGTATCTCTCCTGACCTCGTTGGATCATCTCTTGTTCTAATTGTGCCTGTAGTTCTACGACATTCGTCATTCTTAAGTTACTCCCTTGGCTTCTAAAGGGGTCTCTTAGTACCCTTTTCTGTAAGCCATTGTTTTTATTGGCGTCTGTTTTCTCAGCATTGGAACGTAAAAGGGAGCCTTTAGGCCCCCATTAGTCTTGCTATTTCCATCGCTGCGTCCTCTTTCTGGTGCACGTACTTTTGTGTCGTTTGTAGCGTCCGATGGCCTAACTGCATTGCCACGGTTACTGTGGGCAGCTTGTGGTCATTGACCATTGTGGTAGCTGCGGTATGTCTCAGTGTGTGAAAGACAAACTCTTTGTCACCTGGTGCAATCTTAGAACGTGCATCAGCCCAGCTGTCATAGAACTTGTTCTTTGTGTACAGCGCACCTGGGGTGAACTCTAGATCAGCCAATGCCTTGTAGGCTTTACCAGATAAAAACACCGTGCGGTCATCGCCGTTCTTTGTTTTGGTTAGGCGCACGACACACATGTCCTTCCCACGCATCTCCACGATGCTAGGGTTGATACTGTGGATCTCGTCGTGACGCATACCAGTGCTGAGTGCGATCTGACACCAGTGTTTCATCCACCAGTGCTTGTGACCGCTGAAGAAGTCTAATAGCTTCTCCTGTTCGGCCTCAGACAAGAAACGTACACGACCAGGCTTCTTCTGCGCAAACTTAATGTTTGGCATCTTGTCGACTAATTCGAGATCTAATGCATGACTTAGGATAGCACTAATAGCCGCCTTGTAGTGGTCAACTGTATTCTCGGTTAGACCTAACGACCTTAGGTGTAGGCCAAACTGGTGTACGTCCATTGCTGTGACATCTTTAAGATCCTTAAAGCCAACACCATTGTGTGCGCCGAAGCGGTGCATCTTCGCCTGGCTCTGCTTTAGGTGACGTCCGTGCCAAATGTTAGGTGCTTCTGTGTTTACAAAGTCAATCAAGTTCATGTGTTCTTACTCCCAGTTAGAACGGTGGCTCTTCGCCGTCATATGTTGGTGTCCAGGGTGTATGATCTCGGTAGTCAGGTGCTTCCCTGGTGGATGGCTTAGGCAACGGTGGAAACAGCTGCCTAAGGAAGTCGTCTAAGTCCGTGTCATCCGAATACATGTGCCGCACCCAGACCGACGTAGAGCATGACAAACAGTGCCAGGCATCCGATGAGGTCTCCGAGCCAGTTCATGCTGACACCTCGTCAGGGTTTAGCTTGCGGTGGACGCGAAGTAGTGCTTCGTGGGATCCGTCGGTCTTATAGACCTGTACGTCGTCTTTGGTGTACTCGCCGTAGCCGTTGTAGTCGTATAGCCACTTGTCACGGCAATCTTTGGCGCTGTATGAGCCATAGACGTCTTCCCATTCACCAGTTTCAGGTGAGCGAACAAACAGTGTGTAATATGGGGTAACTTTAGTCATCGTAATCAGTCTCCTTATGGTTAAGGACTGATGAATACCGATGAGTTCTTGGTTGGTAGCGGAGGAGGGACTTGAACCCCCGACACGCGGATTATGATTCCTTTCCGCTGTCACTACCGACGATTGAACTCCCGATCTCATCGTCCGTAATCAATAGATAATGATTCCTCTCTGGTTTTACAATACTTTTGTTTACTGAAGAGGAGCAAAAAACACCGATCCAAACCGATGCTGGCTAAAAGCCATGCTGATGTCGGACCGATGTTATTTAGTGGGCTGTTGATTACCTAAGTTTATAGATGACCACAGCCAGCATTCCTATGATGATCAGCTCTGGGACTGACACAGGAAATCCAGCCATGATAGACATTGGATCACCTTCCTTTCTGCTGAGGGGAATTACTTGAAGTAGTTCGAGACGTTGAACCCAGGACATGCCTTTGGTGCATACTGGTTGTGGCCTGAGACCTTGTTGATCGGGTAGGTATTCGTCAGATCCGCAACCAGTTGCTGCAATGACGCCATCTGCTCGGGCGTAAAGTTCTCACTGAAGCGATCATTGGATGTTGAACCGAAGCCCCCAAACAGAGCGATACCGCAAGTGTTCTTATTGCGTCCCTTAGTGTGGGCACCGTTGCGTTCCATAGATCGACCTTTGGTGATCGTCCCGTCTCTGTCGATAGTATAGTGGTAGCCTATGTCGCTCCAGTTACGATCCTCAACGTGCCACCGTCGTAGTTCCGCTGTCTTCTCGGCAGCGCTCTTGTCTTTCCACCAGCCTGGGCGTGTGGCTGTGCAGTGGATGATAATCTCGTTAACTGGTCTCATTGGGTCTCCTTCGCAGACTTGAAAGTGCTGACATCAGACCCCTGCCCATCTCACCTGGTGAAGGCAGCAGCCAACCAAGGATCAGCGCAATGATGACCCAGGGCGGTATGTCAGTGTTCTTGATGTTGATGCTTTCGACGTCTCGGGTTTGCACTGTGTCTGTCAGCTCAGTGACCTCGATGTCGCCGTCTTCTGTTCTTATGTTCGACTGGTCGTTCACCACTTGCTGGTTGGCTTCCTTGGCTAACTGAGTGCCGACAGCGGTCACAGACGGACCACCACCGCCAGGCATGAGCCAGCCAGGGATGCCAGAACAGGATGCAAGGGTGAAACTCAGGACGACCAGGACTAGGGCCCTAATAGTCATCCTTCCGCGTTGCCACAGCTGATGACTTGGTGACCTGAGTTGACGAAAAGCCAAAGTATGCGCCGACTAGGGCACTGAGGGATCCATACATCATCATGAGTACAGCGTCGGCCTCAGCCATCCTGGCGGGATCTATAAGTACTGCGACGGTAGACACAATCATCATAGCCAGTGCAGTCCAGGCCATGCGTCTTTTGTTTGTCTGATAGGTTTTCTTGTCGGGGATCATCTCGTTCATATCTCGATGTATCCTTTCATTTGTAACCAGAAGCCAAAGCCGCCAACCACTGTGATGATGATCAGTAAGATCGCAGCAATGGTCATCACAAGCTCCCGCTGTTCCTCAGCTTCTATAGCCGCCTGGCGTTCTGCCTCTTTACGCTGTGCAATGACCTCACGTCTTACCTTTAGTAGATCCTGGTAAGCACTGAAGCCTTTGGTGTTGACAATGAACTCTCGTAGTTCAGCCTCAGCTGTCTTGGCGTTCTGAGCTTGCGTCCAGGTTGCCATAGCTTCTTCATTGGCACTGGCGAACACACTGTTCTTCTTCTTTGCGTGGGCCTTCTTGGCGCTGTCAGTGGCATCGAAGAAACCAGCGATCTCTTTAGACAGGTTGTGCAGTTGCTTACCCGCAGCCACACCTGTCTTGATCGCCGCTAATGCTGTCAGCGGATCCATAGTAACTCCTAAGGTCTGCTCTCCTTAGGTTACGAAACTATTGTTGTGTGTGTTCTTCTCTTTGGCGGTCCATCATGTATTCGACAGCGTCTCGGATCGCCTTAATGTTCTCGTCGATGCGCGCGAGTGAGACTTGCTGTGACTGTACGACATCTTCAAGTTCACTGACGGTTATCTCTAGGACCATGATGTCGCGCATGTTCTTCTCGATGTCTGACATCATCATACTGACGGTCCATACTATGGCCCCCGCTTGAACGAGGAGACCAAAGATTAGCGTAATTGGCACGGACTTGGACAGGTGCCAACTGTCTGTCTGTTGCATCAGTGTTTACTCCGCTGCTACCTCTTGTAGTTGATCTAGTGAACTCTTTAGCTTACTTACAAAAGCCTCACGCCCCACTTGTAACTGAATCAAGTTAAACTGTGTGCTTGCGATCTTTTGATCCAGAGAACCAATGTGATTTATGCAAGCCTTAGCTTCGTCTGATAGTTGATCTTCCGTATATTCTACATCGTCAATCGTGATGACCTTTTTTTCTTCAGTCACTTTGATTTCCTTTCTGTGTGTTATTCAGCCGCCCACGGTACTCCCGCTGCGCTGGTTGGAGTTTTGTCAGCTTCAATCTTAGCAGCAATCGCCGCCTCAACATCCGCTTGGTTTGCTTCGGCTTGCGCCCATGCAATGCAGTTGGCTTCCGTTACGCT